GAAACGCTACATCTATAACGGTAATATCACGGGGAGGAGTAGCACCATTGGCCCCGATGTTTGCACCAATTTGTTGCAAGCTATCGCCAAAACGAGCAACGTATGCATTTAGTGTACTAAAGTCACTGCTTACATCAAGTTTAATAATTGAGCTTTGTGATCCTTCACCATAAATTTTTGCATATGTTGGAATAATAATAGTTTCAGAAATTAAATACGTACCAGCTGGGAAGAATAAACTGCGTCGAACTTCGGTGTTTGCTTCTCTACAAAACAATTCATATAAAGCTCTATTAATTGCAAGTGTGTCGTCAGTTACACCGTCGCCTACTGCACCAAAGTCTTTAACACTTGCCATGTCATCGAGTTTACTTTGTAAAGTTCTCGTTACGGGCTGATTTGAAGTAGGTCCTGTTTGCACTGTATATCCAGCATCAGCACCTTTATATGTATACGTACTTGCTAGATTTAAAATATCAGAAAATTCTGTTAGTACTTCTGTGTTACCAATTACAGGAGCACCTTCTGATAAGGTACCGTTACCAATATAAAGTTTTCTGGTGTTAGTTGCCCAACCAAATTCCGCACCGGCTAACTGCGGAAGGTTTTCCGATAAGCCCTTGCGGTGTGTAATTCGTGAAATTTGTACAATAGCCATTTGTTGTTTTCCAATATCTTATTAACTATATTTATCCGCTAACTTAATACTCGCCTTGCATTGACAAAGTCACTCGAAGTAAATTGGGCAACACTGGTGGCGTACCTTCATGCACAATACTGCCATTATATTCAAGCAGCTTTCCTGGTTCTGGAAACTCCCTGTGTTCTACGCCATTATTGTTATAAAATATAGTTTCACCGCCCCAACTTTTATCCCACTCTTGGTTCAAGTAAACAAGATATGTTGTTCTGTTATTTACTTCTTTTGAAAAGTCACTGTGAGGATGACCATTTTGTCCTATAGTTTGTCCGTTAATAATAAATCTCCAAGTAACAAAATTATCACCTGCTAGATTACAAATTTTATCGTAAACGTGTCGCCACACAGGAGATGCTGTCTCCCACTGTTGATTGTTGTTTGCTGTAAATCTTTTGTTGTTGTCAAACAGCATGTAACACCACCACCACTGTCCGCCTGACATTTGCTGGTACTGCCACTGTGGTTTGTTTTTAAATTCATTACAAATTTGTTCAAGTTCGCTTGAGTCAAAGAAATTGTGTATAGTATTCTTCAACACGTTTCCACCATTCCTTCCTCCAGAATTCAAATTCATCACCTTCAATTATAAACTCTTGATATTGAGGATCGTCTATGATTTGATGATTTTCATCTAGGTTAGGTTTTACGCACATTAGTACAACACCTTTGCGTATATTAGTACCATATACTTCATTGTGTGCTTCGCTGTACGCTGCAAGTTGCATAAAATATTCGTCAATCCACTCACGCTTTTTAGGTTTGTTTGATTGTTTAAAATCCATAATTGCCGGATCACCTTTGTGTAGTCCTACGCAATCTGTTGTTCCAGCATAAACACCTGGAAAATACAGCGGAACTTCAGTACCCCAGTATTCGTTTGCATTTACTAAACCTTCTGTAATAACTTTTTGTGCCATGTCATGGCTTGGCCAACTAAAAGGGTTAGATCCTTTTTCTTTTAGCTCGCCAGTTAATACATAATGTTCCAAGTAGGTATGCATACGTGTGCCGCGGTTAGCAGCTTCAGTTGTAATTTGCTGAGCCTTTTGGACACCAACTCGCTTCTTCCAGTTTGCCAGTGCTTGTTTCTTTTCTTCAGATTTTGTTTTATCCAGTATAGTTGTTACACTTGGAAGTTTTTCACCAGTTGGTGTTGCATATAAACGTCTACCGTTTACTGTTTCACGTGATAATGGTTTGTATTCATATTTTGGATTGTACATTATAATGGAAGACCTGTTTGGTATAGATTTTTTTGTTGTAATGGTAATAAATGTAAATTAGGATGTCTTTCTAGCATTAATCTGTGACTGCTAGATAGAATTCTATAAAGTTTTCTATTACCAAATTTCATATTGCCTTTTGTTTTTTGATCTTGTTTTGCAGTATCATACAAGAACAATTCAAACTGATCGTGAACCACACGGTCTGTTTGCAAAAACGAGATTAATTCATTAATATAATATTTTAACACACTATTATTGTTGTTGTCAAATACTTTGTGACTAATTGCACGTTCTAAAATTCCCAACAGATACAGGCGATATTGGGGAGGTAAACTTTCAACAGTCATGTGCTGGGGTCTATACATTGCCACGTTTACAATTTGTAGTGCTTTATTTTTTGTAAACCAGTTACTCCACCAATTTAATATCTCATTGATATAAAAAATGTTGTGCAAACTCCAAACAGGTTGAACTATCATTGTTACGTTTGGAATATTAACTAACTTTGCAATGTTTTCTTCTACATCTGCAAATTTTGCAGGCCAACGAATATACTCATAATTTTCGCCTACACTGTCAATACTTGCGGCTACTGTAACATTTTCAAAATGTGCTAACGCATCAATAATATCTGAATTTAATTTAGTCAAGTTGGTGGTAATACTTAAAGAGGCCTGAATATTGTTTTCAACAATCCAGTTAATAAGTTTAATTGCACCTGGTTGAATCAAAGACTCACCACCCAGCAGTGTTACAGTAATATGTTTTTTCTTGTCGGCTGAAGCTAAAATATGTTTTGTTATTAAATGCCAGTGGTTATTGTTTAAACTAATATCTTTATTAAGTTGTACTGGAACAGTCAAGGTATGTGTAGTTGCATACTTGCTACTAAATGTTGGCGAGCAAGTTTTACAAGCTAGATTACACAAATTAGAAAATTTTATTTTATAATGATGACTATTAACTTCGCCGGTTTCTAAAAATGTATTAACTACATCTTCGGCTGTATTCATTAAACTAAGAGTTCTTTCAGAAGTGCCAGTAGTTGCTTCAGAGTCAACACACTGCTGACATTCGGCACCTAGTTGACCTTGTGTTACGTTACTGGCTATTTGTTCAATTGAGCTATTGCCTACTACGCTACAACAACAGGTGTGTTTGAACAGTGCTTTTTGTAATTGAGGATTTCGTTGTCCATCAAATTCAACTTGCATTTGATGTGTTTGAAAAGGGTGCAAGCAAATATGAGGATTATCTTTGATCCACTTGATTTTATCCTCATATGAAAAATTGTTCCATGTGCCAGTACTAGTTATTTTCAAGTGACTCACATTCTTTAACGTTTCCTTTTTCTCCACAGTGTGGACAAAAAAGTGTTAACCTTTCAATTAGTAGTTGATTTTCCATAGTTGCATAAGTGAACCAACCTTTGCACTTAGTACATGTTAAGTGCCAAATTATTTCTTTGACGGCTTCAAACATTTATTTCTTTCTTGTTTACACTTGCCACAACAAGTACCAATTAGATGATAGCGTTTTTTATCGCCTTGTTTTACACTATTACAAATACACAGGTACATTACCGTCGATCCTGATAATCCTTAATAGCCGCTTTAATTGCATCTTCGGCAAGAACACTGCAATGTATTTTTACTGGAGGCAACGCAAGTTCTTCCGCAAGGTCTGTATTTTTAATCTGTTGCGCTTCTTCTAAACTTAAACCCTTAACCCATTCAGTTACAAGACTAGAACTTGCAATAGCACTACCGCAGCCATAAGTTTTAAATTTAGCATCTGTAATAACATTATCTTCTATTTTGATTTGTAGTCGCATTACATCGCCACATGCTGGTGCTCCCACCATACCAGTGCCAATGTTATCTGCAGGATCCCATTTGCCTACATTTCTTGGATTTTCATAATGATCTATAACTTTGTCTGAGTAAGACATACATACTCCTTGTTAACTAGAAGCCTTGTTCAATACCGCTATCCTGCCCTGGCCATTGACCATCTGTTCTAGATTTTTTAGGGTCACAGTGTTCACACGAACACTGTTGACATACATCATTTCTACATTTATCGCATTCCTTGCCACAATGATGTTTACATTTGCAATTTCTACATTCTAAATCCAACATATTAAAATCCTTTTACATATGTTGTGTATTTACTCATCGTGTTGAATTAACTCTCCATCATCAACAAGCCAAAGGTAATAAGCACTTGACTTACCAACTGTATCGTACCCATCGCAACCTTCAATGTCATTTTCTTTGTATTCTAACCCACCACATACGGGCCAACCTTCGATATCACTATAATAAAATTTAAGTTGCTTAGGATCAAATGGTGCTGTTAGTTCTAACTCTCCTTGAAAAAATGTACCTTTTTCAAACTGCTGTCCGTAAAAAACACATTCACCATCTTCTTGCATACTAGCGTATACTTCCTGGTTTTCAATTACTTCAAAGCCTTCTTCATCAAGCTCGCCTGCATCCAAGTTATGACTCCAAATTTCATTGTTGTTTTCATCATACACTTCAATTGTACAACTACTGCTCATTTCAACTCCTGACTCGTGACACATATTGTCACAGTCGTGCCATTGCCCAGGATAAAATGGTTGTAGTTCTTGCGGAACTCCGGTTTCATTATCCCAATCAAATGCATATTCTTCTAAATTAATTTTTTGATCTTTAAAATAATCATATGCTCTGCGTCGGACTTTTCCCATTACTACTTCACCACCGTACCCATACATTGCTACAGTATAAGTCCGTGGAGTAAACTTCAGAGTGTTGATTAACTCTTGCTTTTCTTCTTGCGTTGCCATAAAAATCCTTAATCGTTAAATGTTTGTGTAAAGATGCGTCCGCGATATTTAAATGTGATTACTTCCCCAGCTTGTATTCTAGTAGGCTCTTGAGTACAAACTGTTTGCTTTTCAACTTCTTGACGTGTAATACTATTGCCACCTTGTCTGTTAGCAACATCTGCACCAACAATAGCACCCAAAACAGTCATGGCATCTTTGCCTTTGCCGCCGCCAAATTGGTTACCAATTGCTCCACCAATTATAGCACCTACTACAGTATTACCTGTATTTTGTTGAACATATCGTCTGTCAACAGTTACATACTCGTCGTGGCATACTCTGTTATATTGAGTACGATAAATTGGTTGGATGTCAATTACTTCAGCTTCGCCGTAATTACCTGCATAAGCAGCGCCGGTCCATAAGCCTACAACAAAAAAGGTAATCATAACCAATAATTTTTTCATGATTTAAGTCCTCTGTTTTATTATAAAGTATACAACAGATGATGCTAGTTGTCAAGTATTTATTTGAAATTCTTTGCTAAAAGGTGCAATTTTTTTTGAAAAAAACTTGGTTGGGCAAAATTTGCACTGAGGTATTGAATTGTCCAAATTTTGAAAAAATTCTTGTGAATATTCATCCCAATTTTCTGGTGACAATGCAATATAACTGTTTAACAAATTTTTATCTTCATCTGTTAAATCAACTGTAAACTGTTGGGCAAACTCGGGCATTAGTGCAACTGGTCCACATTTATACATTTTTCCTCTGATAAAATGATAGTTTTTGTGCCGTGCAAATCCACATACGCTGTGTGCTTCTTCGGGGTCACTGTTATAAAATCTAAATTGTGAAGGAGCATACTCAATTAAATTTGCGTTTATAAAATCATTTTGACAATACATTGATACTTGTTTATTGTTTTTGTCAATGTATCTATATGCAAATTGCGCTGGAAGATCTTCTTCTTCTTTAAGATCTTTCTTGTATACAGGACCTTCAAGAAAATCATATAACTGCTTTTCAAATCCTTCTATGTGATCAGCATTGTGCAGACTTACACCTAACCAAATTTTATCTCCTAGTATATCATATAAACCTTTTACAGCATTTAAACGTGTACCATTTGACAAAATTTGTACTGGGCAGTTGGGCCACAACTCTGAAATACCAGTTGCCCATTCTTTTATTGAAGGATTTAGTAGAGGTTCACCGCCAAGGATGGTTACTTGTTTAATATCAACTTTTGTTGCCCAGAAAGCATAATCATCTTTGTAATCTTTCCAGTGTTGTGTGCCGGTAAATTTGTAATTATTGTATCTATTACAATTTTCGCAAGTTAAATTGCAGACATTAGTAACGTAAAATTCAATCTTGTCGATTATTCGACGATCTGTCATAATGTTTATTTTTTCATTGCACGTTTAGCGGCTTTTTTAACAATTTGCTCGGCTTTGTCAACTGGCATTTCTTCTGGATCTGAACGGCCTGCACCTTTGAAAACAATCTTGTCTCCTTCAACATTGAACATTTCGCCAAGTTCTCTTTGGCTCATGTCTATTAGAGATCGTTTGCTAACCGAAGCACCTTGCTGGTTGGCTAAGTGAATAAAAGTTTCGAGATCAATTTGATTTTTTGCGTTGGTGTCTTGAATTCGGCCTCTAAAGAATTCAGCTAAAGCCGCTACTTTAGTCGCATTATTGTTAGACCCTGTAAATTCAACCACACGCATTTTGATTTATCTACGTTCACGGCCAAGTGCCTTGGCTTCTAACTCATCGTCGTCAACTTCAACATCGTCAACTTCAATGTCATCAACTGCTTCAACATCATCAGCAGGTTCAGGTAGTTCATCACCGCCAACTGCTAGGTCAGCTGCTTCTTCACCTGGCACTGGAACTTCTTGACCAGTAACTACACCAAGTGCAGCTTCCAGTTGTTGCTTTGTTGTTTGAAGATTGTCAACAAGGCCAGCCATTGCATCAGTTGCATCGCTGCTAAATTGTGTTGCTTGATCTCCGCCAACTTGGTTACGGATTTGATCAACTAGTGCTGGAACTGTTTTATACTGCATTTCAGTAACGTCTTCAATCATGTCCTGAACACTGTCAACTAAATCTTGTGCAGCCAAAACTACTTGTGCTTGCTGAACTTCACTTTCGTATACGGGATTCTTTTTCTTTTTCTTTTCTTCTTTTTTAAGAGTTGCTACAGCATTAACAATCTCTTGTTCGTCAGCGTTTAGTCCTTGGCCTTTGCTAGCTTTATCTAAGGCCATCTTTGTTTTTTGATCATTCATATCAACAGCAACAACACCTTGACTTGGTGGAGTCATTTCACTTAGTTTACTAGCCAATGCTTGTTCAAGCATCATTAACTTTAGGTATGATGGACTAGTTTCACTGTTGTGAATTTCATAACTGTTGCGTTGTTCGCCGATCATTTTACGAACACGGTCAAGCATAGAATTTGCTTGAGTATAAGTAACTTTATCAAAGTTAACTTTATTTCCAAAATGGCTTTCGAGCACCCTTTTATATTGGGCACTACTGGTTTTTGTTGCTAGTTCAGTAAGTTTCATTTTTATTGAATCCCTTTTGTTGCCAGTATTTAGCCCTATCTATAAGTTTATCTAATTCAAAACTGACACTTCTAAGTCTATCTGCATCTCTATCAAGTTTTACAATTGCAGTCTCGTTGGTTACGTTGTTTGCTCGTGAATTTACAAGTTTTCTCATAAATGAAACATGTGCTGAAATACGCTCTTTGTTACTGTCGAGGTTTGCAATTTGAGATGCAACTTCATATTCTTTGTATTTTTGTGCAACACACCAACTCATAGCTGATTTGGTGCTATAGAATTTACGCACAAAATGATCCTCATCGTATACAAAAAACCCGTCTGGGTGTTTTTCAATTTTAAATCGATTGAAGACTACCCATCCGTTGTCATTGCGCATTATTAGATTAGCCTGTATTAATGGCAATTCTTTTTTTGCAAAATTGTATACTTTTTGATCTAATCTTTTTTTCATTAATTTATCACGTATGTAGCAAGTAGATAACCAACAGCGCCTAACAGTACAACTATTGCGCCGCTAGCATATTTCATAACTTGATCATTTCTGCGTTGCACAATCATTTGCATTTTGTTATCCATTTCGTCCATGGCTTCAAGCACTGCTTCTAATTTCCTAGACAAATCTTCAAGACGATTGTCTAAGTTACGATATCTTTCGGCGCAGAGTTCAACGTGCGCTTCAAGACTTTTCTTTTCAATGTCGGTTGTGGGCTCAGCATTTTTCATATAAGTATTTACCTAAATAAGCTCAAACCATATACTTGTTTGATCCCCGCTAACTTCAAGTAATCCTGATAATTTTTCAACTTCGCCGAGCCCAACAATCATTGGAATTTGATGCATATCATCTTTTAATAAACCAACCTCGTCAGCACCCTTTTTGTAAATATTTTCAAACTCTACAGAATATGTAAATTCCCAACAGTTATTTTCTACATTAAATGTGGTGTTGGATAAGTCCAAAGGCTGTGACCTCAAACTGATAACCTGTAATAGTGTTTCATAATTACGTTGTTTGTTTCTTGACTGTTCCCAAGTTTCAAGATCAACAATTTCAGCACCGGTAGCATCAACTGTTGGCAATCCAGCCGCTCTATAGCGACCTACTGTTTTAGTTGCTGTACAATCATACTTTGTGCTTACTTTAATTTGTTGATTCATGTTATTTGTTTAAATGATAAACTAGCTTTGCTTTTGATAGTAAATCATCTAGTACTTTATTGTGTTTTGCAGCTCGACGTATTTTCCTCCACAACTCATCTTCTGAAGGTTCTGGTTTTCTTACAAGTGTTCTTTTACTTACATCTTCGCCCACAGCCCGTCGATATATTGTTTCTCCACCATCTGGTGATTCAAAAATGTAACTCATATTAACCTCGAATAATTTGACTGTTAAATGCCATCAATACCCTATCTGCTTTTCCTTTATAGGGCATTGCAGAATGATTAATCCAGCTTGGAAAAATAACCAATGTTCCAGCAACATTTGGAATATCAATACTACCTGATTTTGATATAAAGTCTGTGCCTGGATCAGTGTACATTGTACGGTTAGGGTTATAAAAACGGTTAATACCATTTTTATTTTCTACATTTGAATTACCAGGTTCAATATAGTATATGCCTGACCATGAACTCATAGGGTGCGAATGCACATCATGATACCCACTGTTTTTAGTAATGTGTACCCAGGATTCATGCACTTTAACTCCTAAACGGTCTCCGGGCTGCCAGTAGCCTTTGTTAGCGTCTGCGGCGCTTTGCCAAACACGATCTCGTATCCATTCGGCTAATTTACGCACACTGTCATTGTCATACTGTAAAAAATCAAAATCGCTTTCGTATAAATTTACTTTTATGCTTGGTGTAATATTGCTTATATTTTTTGCTTCTTGTAGTTCTTTAGCAACACGAATTAGTTCATCCTTGTGTTCGCTTGCACTTTCCCAGCTATAATAATAAAAAGGGGTTGACCAATGTTGAATTACTTCCATTATTCCTCCAGCTTTAACTTATGTGCTATTGTAACACGCAATTCTTTGCAATGTCGAGTGGGTTCAAGGCCTGCATGCCAGATTTCACTATCAAAAATTAGTCCCCCGTTTGGAGTAGGGTATTGCGTGTATATTGTATCATTGTCAGGATTATGAAACACTGTGTTTCCTCCCCAAGTTGGATTCCAAAAAGGTCCAACGTAATACAAAAATGTAAAGTAATTTCCATCACCACCAATTGTGTCTTGGTGTAAATTTCCGCTTAGGCCATATGTTTGGCCGTTTGCATAAACACGATCTAAACTAAAATTTCTATTTGTAACTTGCTTAATTTTTTCAAGCATAGTTTCAGTAAAAAAAGTGTCATGGGATAGATCCATGAACCAAAATTTCAACTCGTCAGCTTCGGCGTTGTTGCTAGAGCCTGAAAATTTCCAGTTACTTCCGTTGTGTGTTGTGTCGACTACATATTTCCATTGTTCAATGTCTAATAGATCAGGATAAAATTGAATTTGCATTTTTCTCGCTCATATACTATATTAGCATATTTACAACAAAAGAAAAGCCCCGGAAAATTCCAGGGCTCTAATTTTAAAATTTAAAATTTTAAATTATGATGTTGCTAGTTTGAAACCAGTGTCTGTGGACTGTGACCCAGAAACGTCAACAGTACGAGTTTGACTGTCGCTGTTTGTGATTGAAACAGTGCCAAGAGCTGTAACAGCATTACCTAATGCAGTAGCATCTGTGAATGCACCTGTAGGATAGATACCGTAGCTGATTTGACCAGTTGCATCGCCTTCAACTTGGTAGAAAGCAATAGTAGCAGTTTGCTGAATAGCAGTGTTGATTGTTTGTACAACACCTGGATCAGAAGTGTTACCCAGTTCGTTACGTAGGTCAATTGCTTGGTTAGAAGCATTTTCAACAACTAGAGCAAAGAAGTCTAGTTTTGGTCCTGCCATTTGTACTAGTGCAGAAGTAGAACCGATGTTGCCAGTTTGGGCACCGTTCTGAATGTCTAATGCAAATACTGGTTGCGAATCACCATTTTGTCTGTAAATTGAAGCCATTTTTGTTTTCTCCGTTAATATGTGGACTCATTGGTCCTACTTTTATTTAGCCAAAAAGACAAAAAATTAATTCTTAGCAGCGTTTGCAGCAGAAAATACTCCACGATTTACTAGTTTGATCAAGCCCGAAGGAGTGCCTACAACAAATCCTTCGCCTTCGGGTGTGCCTTGACTGCTTTGTTCTAGCCCTTTAACCTGGCGTTCTAGTTGTTGAGCTAAACTTAATTTGTAATTGTATATTGCTTTCCATATGTGTTCTAATCCTGCATATGCTGGACTTGGCACCATTTTATTAGCACTGTCAAGTGTGTATAATAATCCTGGCACGTTTCCAGTTTGTTTATTGTAGTTTCCTTGCTCGTCTGGGTTACCTACAACAAGACTGTTGTATTGTTTTGCACTAACATTACCTTTAAGCCACTCAGGCAAACTTAGCGGAGTTCTGCCAATTACACGTTGATTAAAGTATGTTTGTATTCTAGCTCTAGTGCTTTGTGGTATTGCATTCAATAGTTCGTCAACATATTTTCCGTACTGTTGTACTGCTTTAGCAGCTAGTGGAGCACTTTTAGGCTTTTGTAAACTAAACGACAAACCCAAATTTGGTTTAAAAATAGTAACGCCGCCTGGAACTGACTGCAACCCTTTTCCATCCCACGGTTTAGGATCTCCACCTAATTTATCAAATTTTTGGTGAATAACTATACCGCCTGTTGAATTATCCATTGTTTTACCAATTTGGCTGTTTTTAGGAATTGTATATGTAACTAGATTTGGTTGCATAACATAGTTGTTGTTGCTTTGTTGTGGGCTTCCTGCATACATCAAGTCTCCCCAATAAAACCCTGAACTTTGTGTTGCAGCATCTAGGCCAGGCCAAATTTCAGCTAACTTAGGATACAAGTCAGTTCTTAGGTTTCCGCTTGCTTTGTTAGCATCGTATTTTTTCCAATCTTCGGGACTTTTAGCAAGTACACCGTTATCAAACATATACTTGTCCATAACTGCTAACTTACCGTCACGTGGATCTCTGCCAAAAATCAGTGCAGGTTTTCCATCCCATTTAATAGTAGTAGCATTAGGATTTTGTACACTATAGTCTAAACCCTGTAATGCTTGCAATGCAGCAGCTGACCCTTGAAAAATAAAATCTTCTGGATGAGGCGTCCTTGGATCACGTTTTTTTGCAGCAACTTCTTCGGGCAGATATTCAGTGTACACTTCTTTTGCATCTTCAATTATCGGTTGCATGCCTTGATTAACAATGCGGTCACGCAAACGGGCTAGAAATCCTGATTCACTTTCATTAACATTTTTTGGTTCTTCAACTCCAGCACGTTCTAAATAGCCCCGAAAATCTTCTAGCTTTTTTGCTTTGTCTGGATCTTTTTCCAGTACTGAATAAATTGTTTCAACGTTTTTTAAACTTTTACGATCATGCCCTGGACCAAGCAGTGCTTCAGCAGCCCAATCAGGATCAATACTTACTAGATCATTCGTAGTACGACTAAACACACCGTTGAGCCCAACTTTAAGTCCCAAACTTTTAGCAATACTGCTCATCAATACGTTGCGAAACATTCCTTTGTAGACACTGTCTTCACCACCTGCATAATAAAATGTACCCCAGTCAATGTTGGGCAAAAACATAAAGTCTGTTTGAACATAACCATTGTTTGCATCTCCACGAATAGGAGTTTTAAAATGCACTTCTCCCTTTTTAACAACAAAGTCGTTAGGGTCTTGTTTTTTACTTTGCACAAACTTTATTAATGCGTTTGCAATATTGTCTTTGCTTTTTTTATTAACATCAATTGCAATATCAAGATCTCCGGATGTTGGCGCACGGCCAGTTGATCCAAGCCAATTTTCCTTTGGTATTTGAATTCCAAGTATTTTTTCTAAATATGCAATAGTTGCTGGAACATCGTCTTTGTTGATACGTTGTGTTACCGGAACACCCTGTTCATCTTTAAAAACATTTCCGCCTTCGAATAATTTTCTTATCATCTTGTTTTAACACCTAAGTAATTTAACAAACTATCTGCAT